ATACTTTATAAAGTACTAAAGGATGATTCTTCAGTTGGTAGTTTTAAAGTATTGTCTCTCGGTATAGAAGAAATAAAAAGATATTGCAATGCTAATGGCTACGATATTTCACGTTATAAGATTATACTACAATCTACAGGTGACGTTGTATGGCATGGAAAACTAGAAGATTAATAAACTGCTCTAGATCTAAAATATCTATCAAGTGAAGATTCACTGTTTCTTATAGGTGCTTGAATCTTCGCTACTTGAGTTTGATTCATATTATTAGTTGTTGAAGGTGCTATTATCGATGACGAAGAAACCCTAGTATTAGCACTTTCTTTTGCAACAGCAAGATCTGAAGAAGATTTTGTTACTTGTTGAGCTGATGGCATAGCAGAAGGCGCACCAGTTGATGCAGGCGATGGAGCTATATTAGCTTTTGTGCTTGTAGTAGGAGATGTGCCATCAGCATTTGTAGCTGGAACAACATTAGCATTATTCGAAGAGTTAGCAGTAGGTTTTGCAGCATCTCCTGCAGGGGGCGCTGCAGGCGCAGGAGTTGAACTATCTTGCTTAGCACTGTCAGAACCACCAAAGGGTTTCCATGGACCTGCTTTAATAGGACCACCAAGTGCTTTTGGTAAATCAATAGAAATTCCAGGAATAGTAATATTTCTAATAGTATTAAATATTCCAACTAGCCAGTCTTTGATACCAGTAACAATTCCTACTACATTGTCGATAAGTTTAGTAAACATTTTCTCAAAGCTAAATGAATCTAAAACTTCTTTAGCTTTATCAAATCCAAATATGCCTAAAACATATGATATAGCATCTTTTAGCATATCTAAAGGTCCAAAGATAAGCGAATTAAAGAATCCCTTTATTGCTCCAGCAATTGCTCCAACAATCCCGCCTTCTTCGTATCCTGCCATAGCTCCTTTAACTGTGTCCCAAAGAGTTAATATTATTGTGAGTGGGAGGAAAATTTTACTTACTGCTTTTGCAACTGTTCCAATAAGACTAGAAAATTTTCCAAGCGATGATCCAATCTTGCCAAACAGATCTGTTATAAATCCAAATTTTGACCCTGCAACCGTAAAAAAATCTTTTACAACTACAAACGCTTCTACGAATGGAGCCATGATTTTTGAAATAGTGCTAGTTACTGAAGATAAAAACTTACCAATCTTTGAATCGCTACTAGCAATGCTAAATGTAGTTTTAACTGCGTCAATGATATTATCAAATATTTTTATAACACCTGAAAATTTTTCCGATATCGCAGCTTTCACTAAATCAAATGTCATTGACACTCCAACTAGAAAACCAGCTAAACCCTTTTGAATTTTTGCGATTAGTCCACCGCCACCAAGAAGTTCAAAGAAGTATTTTATTGCTTTTAATTGTCCAGAAATAACTCCTACAATAGAACCTATTACTACGGCCAATGCAGTAAGCCATCCGCCTAAACCCATTCCGCCTTTATCTCCCGCAGGTTTACTGCCGCCTCCAATATCTCCACGAGTATTTAATTCTATTCTTTCTAAAATCGCCATCTGCTTATTAAAGGCCATATCGCCTTCATTCTTACTTTCTTTGCTGCTTGCTACGAGCGCAGTAGAAGTGTTTGAATTAAGAACAGGAGAACCCGATGGATTCGATTGAATAGTAGGAGACGAACTCTTCAAACTATCTGCTATAGATTGCATAGAAGAAAACATGCTAGTCAAAGTTTGATTACTATTTTCACTAGCGATAGTAAGTTCTTTAAGTCTATCTGCAGACAAATCTGCATAATCAAGCATAGTCTTTAAAGTCTCACTTGTATTAACACTAGAAATAAGAAGTTCTTTAAATGTTCCAGCTGGAGGACCGTTGCTTACTAGATTATTTTGAATAGACGATAAATGTTCATTAGAAAGTTGTTGCAATTGCAAGAGTTGAGCAAACCCTTCATTTGTAGCTGAAGTGTTTTGTCTTATACTCGAATTAACAGAGCTATTACCAGTTCTATTTGCCATTTATGTCTACCTATTTTTCTGAGATTCTAATCGTTGTTTTTCTTCTTCTAAATACTCTATAAGCATGGCCACGTAAATTTCACGTTCAAAGGGAAGCATTTCCTCAATTTCCCTTAGACTATACTTATGGTACTGCATAAGTGCAAAATTCATTTTATAGAAGTTATGCAGACTTTCATGATATAAGCATATTAAAAAAAACTATCGAGCCCTCTTATGTATTTTTCGTGATCTTTGCTACACACTGGGCATTTGTATTTTACTAATTCTTCTAATTTTGGCATCGTATCAAAGAATTGCTGAATCTTTGCAAATTGATCTTGTGTTAAATTGTTTACAAACTCGTTAACTTCTTCTGGTGTTTGATCTTTTGCTTTAAAAATTTCTTGGCCGTTATATACTGCATCTATGCAGGTGCATATAATATTGAAAACAGTATCTATGTCTTTACCGTCTAAACTTTCAATTTTGTTTATAACATCAAGAGTAGGATACTTCATCATTACGCCAACATCATCAAATAATGGTATTGTCTTATTATGATTTTCTGGAATAGTTACTTGCAGTTTTGTTAAATCAATCGTGTATTGAACTTGAGCTTTATCATCTGTGCATGTATCGCACTTTAAAACAATATCAACTTTTTCGCCTACAGATTTAGCACGAAGTTGAGTAAAGATATACTCAATATCAAATAGCGCTAATTCATCAGCTCTAATCTGTTCAGTTATACAAGATTGTATAACAGATTTTAGTGTTGATATCATCGTATCTGAATTTTCGCTATGCTGAGCGATCATTAACGCTTTTTCTTCTTTAACCAAAAATGGTCTGAATGTTACAGACTTCTTTGACGAAGGAATCGTTAATTTATATTTCGGGGAACTTGCTATTGGTAAAGACATATTATTTTCCTTTTCTCAAATCATTAAGCATTTTACTAAGATCGCTGGTACTACCAACAAATATAGCATTATTTGTTACGGCTGTTTCTTTTTTATTTGGAGCATCTATCGTTTGTTTTTTCTTATGTAAATCAAGTAACTGAGCATTTACATCCGACAAATGTTTTACTAATCCACCTACAACTTCAAATGCGCGCGGGTGCTCACTTTGTTTAGCTACTTCAAGAGCGTGAGTTAATGCGTCATTACCTTGCTCTATTATCTTGCGTATATTAATTCTAGTCGTATTAAAATCATCTTGTAAGTTTTCGTTTTCTGACGTAGACTGAAGTGCTGGTAAAACTTCTTGCTTTTCATGTATTAGTGGAACATCGAAAATTTCACTTAGTTTATTATATGTCATTTAAAGACCACCTATAAATCCACTTAATTTACTTCCAAGCCCAGTTACTATACCCTGTCTTTCTATTCGACCAATTGATTTAGCAATAGAAAGACGATCATTTAAATTTTCTTGATATTGTTCAAAATTGTCATAATATAAAGACGGAACAGGCATTCCAACGCCAGAAGTTCCATTTAAGTAATTACCCATCTGCTGAGTTACATTGGTTTTAGTTACATCTTGTTTAAACATTGCAGATTCATCATTTTCTGGCGATATTCTTAAAATATTTACATGCCACTTATAATTAAAAGTGACTTGCAATTTCATAACATCTTTTGAATTATTGTCAAGTTGTACTGCACCTATTGTTTTGGGGTATGCTTCACGTAATAAAGATTGATATGTATCATTGTCTTTAGTATCTTGTGTTACAATCACTATATCTCTTATGTAATTGTCATAATAACCTACAAGACGAGTGCTAGAATCTATTATTTGGTTGCTCCATTCGTCAAAAAATTCTTTTACTTTCATTTCTCTATCTACTAAAAATGTAAGTTGAATTGATTCAAAAGTTCTATCATATACAACTTCACGTTGTTCGCCAAAAGATCTTGTTGGCTGAGATGCAAAATTTAAACCGGGAAGAACTGCTTGTTCACAAAACAATTCTACTAAGTTTTTATTTCGTGAATCTAAGCCATATCCAATAGCAACTGTAAAGCGATTTTGTCGCGCAAGACTTCTACTTTTTATATTAGAAATAAAATCGTTTAATGTACGTCCAGTTTGCATTACATTCCTCCAGTATCTTTCCACACCGAACTGGCAGATGCTTTTTTAAAGCTTTCTACCGGCATCATTAATGCCGTCGTCCAATCAGTTGGTGTTATTATTTTTAGTTGTGTGACAAGGTGATCAGACAAATAGCTTTTTACACATGGTTCTACAAGCCTATGTTTAGAGATACCTTGTAGTAATCCCCATGACATTTTTAAACGAGTAGTTTCATCTATGTTTTTAGTATTTTTAAATTTAAGAAGATTGTCTAAAAGAATTATTCTAAATCGATAAGATAAATAATGAAGGTTCAAGCCAATAAACCCATTTTCAGTTTTTCTAAACGGAAACACTAATGGAAACGAATCGTAATGTGGCAGCGTGTCTTTAGTTTTTGGGTCATAGAAAAACATATACATATTGCCAGGTTTTATAGTACCAGCAAAAGCTCCAGAATATTGATATACGCGCGTCGGTTTGATACCCTCTTTTTTCAAGAGAATAGATTGTTGTCTAAACCATGTTCTAGATTTAGTAACTATACTAGGATCGTATTTGTGCTTTTCAAACACGTTTAGCATACTTGTCATTTTATTCCTAAATGAGTTTCTGTCAAAATCATAAATTCCCAACCTCTGTCTTTTGCAAAATTATTAGCAGCTTTCCACTTTGCTTCATTAACACCCCAAGTCATTACTTCTTGTATAAATCTTTTAGTTTTTCGTGAAGACACTGGAGGTTGTGTTTGTGAATATGGCTTAATTTCAATTAAGTAAGTTTTTACGCTTCCGGTGTTACTTTTTACTTGTATTTTAAAATCAATAAAATACCTATGTGCTTTATTGTCTACAGGAGAAACATATGGAACTATAGTTTCTTCAGAACTCCACTTTAATATAGAAGGATTCTTATCACACCAAATTGCGAACTTGGTTTCCCAGCTCGATCTCATAATTATATTGGTATGATCTCCAGTATATTTTTGTGGATAGATTGGTTTATACTTTCTCTTGTAAAACATAAGATAAATAATTAATTATAGCGCTGTATTAACTATTTATAGGACTTTCATGGCAACCAAGACTATTATACCACTATCAGTTCCAACTCGAAGATATGAACCCAAAAGGCCTCAGGGTAAATATGTCGTAGATGGGTTGCAATATCCTTCAGATCTGATGGGCTTATCTAATGATGGCGTTGCAGGATTTCCATATCTAAATTATGGTGCTAATTGCGTCTTCTTTTATATAAATGTAAATGAAGAATCAAAAATGTTACGTAATCCCGATGTTGAAACTGTAGATATTGGCGATAATGAAAGAATTGCTAAACAGTTGAATGGTAAAAATTACAGTCAAGAAGCGGTGGTCTTAGCAACCGCTGCGGCAGGAGGCGGTTTAGGTACGATTTTAGGAGTATCTGGCGGAGGCGTAGGTGGTGCTCTAATTGGTGGAGTGGGAGCTGCAACAGTTGCAATGAACACTAAAGCTTCTACGTTTTCTCGTTCTCAGAAAAGATTAAAAACGGCAATAGCTCTTCATGTACCAAATCAACTAGCAATTAGATATGGCGCGGGTTGGTCTGAAGAAGAGACATTTGCAATGCAAGCATTGATTGATGGTGGTGCCGCCGGAAGCCGCGCGTTGGCTGAGGCAGGAAAAGCCTTAGTTGATAAAAAGGGAGATCAGGCTGCGGCAGCAATTATTGGCGGAGCAAAGAATTTATCTCCTATTGCTGCATCTGTAGCTATGTCTAAAGGACCAATGGGCGGCGCTTTATCAGCATTAAGCGGATTAGCACCAAACCCAATGAAAGAACAAATATTTAAAGGAATGGACTTTCGTTCATTTACTATGGAATACCAATTTGCTCCACGAAGTCAAACAGAATCTGATAACGTAAATAACATCATTAGAACATTTAAATATCATATGCATCCAGAATTTAAGGATGCTACGAATTTTCTATTTTTATATCCATCAGAATTTGATATTGAGTACCACCATAATGGTGAAGAAAACTTAAATATTCATCGTCATACTTCGTGCGTTCTTACTGAAATGAATATTAACTATACTCCTCTTGGTAATTTTTCAACATTCGAGGGCGGTCGTCCTACACAAATTAATGTGTCTATGTCATTTAAAGAACTTACTGTTCTTACTAAAGAACTTATCGAACAAGGCCTATAATGTATTTTGCAAATTTTCCAAAGATAGTATACGACTTCGATTTATCGAACGGGACTGACTACAAAGTAATTACTGATATTACAAAGAATGTTAGATTTCGTAAAAATATTTTAGAGAATATTACTCTATACGATTATTATGATATAGCAGAAGGGGAAACTCCTGAAATTATATCGGAAAAGGTATACGGTACACCGTATTATCATTGGGTTATCATGCTTGCTAATCAACGATATGATTATATAAATGATTTCCCATTGTCGCAATTAGAACTAGATACATATCTTACGTCCAAATACAATTATCAAGTTAGTTCAACACGAACTATTGCTCCAGGTCAGTCATACACGACAATAACTTCTGGTAACCAAATCGCATTTGGTGCACCTAATAATACAATCGGCACTACATGGAATGCAACTATTGGTGGCACCTTATCAACTGGTTTTGTGAAATGTAATACGTATATTGATCAACGTTATCATATTCATGATTATAAAGTAGATGGATTTATAAAAGAAGGCATTAACACTATAGTATTTAGAGATTCCGTGATTGACGGCGGCGGCATAGGCATGCTTGTTCCCGGTAAAGTGCTAGTAAGTATGATAAATGGATATGAAGCTCGTGTTGACGCCGTAATAGTTAATTCAAATAACATTAATATTACTATTGAAGCTTCTCTTAGAGTTGGAAAATTTGTGCCAGGAGAAACAGTAAAACTTAAAAATGAAGATACATACGTTGAAGTTGTTTCATCTACTATACCAGCTAATTATACAACCATCAGTAATTATGATTACGAGTTTAATTTAAATGAATCTAAGCGTAGAATTAAAATAATAGATCCAATTTTGATAGAGCAAATAATTAAAGAATTTAAAGACATTCTATGAGTTCAGATACAGAAAGCGTTAAATTTGCTGGGGATATAATTATACGGCGCTTAGACGTAGTGTCGTCCGCCAACTACAAAGTCAATATGACAAATCAAGTAGTTGGAATAGAAATATATGAAGATCTTTTTTCTCCATTTATTAGCATGGCTATCACTATTCGCGAGTCACAAGATTTTATAAATGCTCTTCCTTTAAGAGGCGAAGAAATTATTAATCTTGAAATTTCTACTCCTGGTTTCACAAAAGATGAACTATTCTTTAAGGGAAAATATTACGTTTATAAAATAGGCGATAGACAATTGCTTACTGATAGAAATGCTGCATATACGTTGCATTGCATATCTTATGAAGCATTAGCCGATTTAAATATGAAACAGTCTAAATCATTTCGTGGAAATATTGGAGATATAGCTAAAGAAATTTTAGGTAAAGATGGTTTGAACACTACTAAAAAATATACAATCGAACCAACAAAAAATGCTATAAAATATGTTTCAAATTTTTGGTCACCTGCAAAAAATTTAAATTTCTTAGCAAGCAGTGCTCAGAACAATGAGGGGCATGCGTCTTATTTATTTTATGAAAACAGAGAAGGATTTAATTTTAGAAGTCTAGATACTTTATATAAACAAGATGTATTGCAAAAATTTATTAAAGATAACAGAACAAGAGATACTAATGGCAATACTTCTAATCGTAATGTCAATAAAGATTATCAACAAATTTTAGAGATGAAAGTGCGTGAACCATATGATGCTTTAAAATTTACACAGAATGGTGCATACGCTTCTCGAATGTTTGCGTATGATTTTGTAAAGAAAAAATATTTTGCTAAAGATTATGATGCTTTAAGCCAATTTGATAAATCTCCGCATTTAAATAAGAAAGCACTTTATACTACATCAAAACCTGTCACTGCAGCACATATGATTTTTAATGAAATGCGTCATTATTCTGCTCACAATGGATTCCCAGATACCAGTTCAGTAACTACGATGCAACAACGTAATTCTAAATTAAATTTATTTCGATCAGCTGTTATTGAGATAGACGTATTTGGCAGAACTGATTATACTGTAGGTAAAAAAGTTTATGTAGAAGTCCCAAAGCCTGCAGTGATTGCTTCTAAAGATCTGCCTACTGGGCCCGATGGGTTTATAGATAAAACGTATTCGGGAAATTATATAATCAGTGCTATCAATCACGTAATTTCACGTGATAAACATACGTGCATTTTAGAATTATCTAAAGAATCGAAGATGGAATAATATGTTATATACTGGCGTAATAGAAGATCGAAATGATCCATTAAAACTTGGCAGATGCAAAGTTAGAGTAGTTGGGCTGCATACTCATGATGTAGCAAGACTACCAACTGCCGATTTGCCTTGGGCAATACCAATGCAGCCTATAACTTCAGCTGCATTATCTGGAATAGGAACATCGCCTCTTGGTCTTGTAGAAGGTACTTGGGTCGTTGTAATGTTTCAAGATGAGCATAAACAATTCCCAATTATCATAGGTTCTATTGGAGGAATTCCTCAGAGTGGAGCTCATAATGTTGGCATTGATGAAAATACACTTAAAATTAAAATTGATGGTGAACTTCAAGAAACTACTACACAATCCAATGTTTTACTTGATGGATCTGGACAACCAGTAACAACTTCCGATGGAAAGCCTGTAACGACCGGCACTGTTGCAACTACACCTGCTGTAGTCAAAAAT